TGGTAGTCCGTGTTGGCGGGGTCCATTGGAATAAGCGCCTTATCCGAAAGCCTTTTAATGATTTGCTGTGGATTGGCGGGACGTGGTTCAGGTTCTGTGTGAATTTCGTACATAGCTCTCCTTAAAGTTCAGCCTCTGCAGTGTAGTTCCAAGCAATCAAATCGCCAGCGGTGCCTGCATTGGCGCTAACCCTTGTGCCGGTCGTTGATGCGCTGTCCGCAACAATATTTATGTCAGCTGAAGTCTGCCGATTACGAAATTTGTCAACTGTTCCGGTTGTTGGTGAGTAAAATTTTACTGTTGCACTAGTTCTTTTATCTACACTGAATTCTTGCCAGGTCCTAAATTCGTTGGTTCTTGCAGAATGCTGAGTTGGAGCGGGTTCATAAATACTTCCAACAGCCACTCCAGATGGATAACTAGTCTCAAAATACCTCTGACACAACATCAACTCCTGCCCATAACTGCGCCGCTCGAACGGGGTGGCGACGGAGCCGGCTTCCAGTTGCACGCCGGTGATGTAGAACGTGGCTCCGTTGGTGCCGACCACGCTGGTGGCTCCGGTGGCGTTGAAATACGCTCCACTTGCCCACGCTCCGGCAGTGGTTGTGTATGTTGAACCAGTGCCGAGACTAAAACGAACGCCAATTCCTTTGCCGTTATTTGTTAACCACGTCCCGCTTGTATCGCCAGCAATCGTGATTGTTTTCTTTTCCCACGTGTTTGCTGCGCTGATTGTGTAGCTAAACGGATAAGAGCGGGCATTGCCGTCGTTATCCAAACATCCTCCAAACGTGCCTGTTAGGGAGCTGCGGACCCAAAATGAAAGCGTTACTGCTGAAGCGCTAGCCGTGCCCCACGCAAGGTCTGCCGTATTGAATCCCTCAATGAACTGGTTGATTAGAAAATAATCTCCTGCTGCAACGGAATATGACGAAAGCGAGGTGATGCCGAGATAGTTCGAAAATCCTGCTGGTGGAGTTACCGATCCAGCGTTTTGTTGAAACGATAATTTTGAACTTTGGCTTATCGCAATCTGCCACCTATCCATTGAGTACACACTTGCTGTAGGCGTCACACTCGCCCCAGCATTTCTGGCGTCCACCACCATTGCCCCGTTGATGATGCGGTTCCTGCCACTCAAACTCCCCTCAGTGGGATAGCTGAGGCCGTTGAGCGTGGCGCGGCTGTTGGCGTCCAGCACAATCGCCGGCGATGCTGCAGAGGCGTGCTGCAGGTTGGTCGTCTTGAGCGTGCTCATGGGGTCACCTCCAAGGCGGCGAGCTGGTCAGCGGTGGGTTCTGGAAACGTCGGATGGTTCCAAGCGCGGATGTAATCGCCACGACCATCGGAGTCGTTTTGCAGCGTGATGACCGTTGTGAAGTCATTGCTGGTAAGCTCAGGGTAAAGAGTTGTGATTTGTTCGTAAAGAGTCATGGTTATGCGGGGCGAGCGAGGTGAGCTTGGAAGTAGCAAGTCTCAAAAGAGCTGGAACTACCAAGAGTCAATGTTCCTGTGCCTTCTACATAAAAATAGACTTCAGCGTAGTCTGTAGAGCCGTTTAAATACATCAAATGCGTCCCGTTAAATGTCGTCCGGGTTGTGCCAAAACTTAGATTAATGTCGTGCATTCGCACCAAAATACTGCCATTCTTGTAAAAAGCAGGAATGCTTCTGGTATGGCTTGAACTGGATACAAATGTTGTAAGAAAATGGCATGAGTAGTATCCGGCTATATTAGGTTGAAACCTGTAATTTGTGGCGTTGTCAAAACAGGACGCGGTATCAAACTCTTCTGTGTTAAATTGCACTTTTGTAAATGTACCCGTGCTTATATTCTGGGTTCCATTTAGATAAGCACTAAACGCCGGACCAGCAGCACTGAACCGATCCACCCAGCTCAGCGCACCAGAGCCATTGGTGCTAAGCACCTGCCCACTGCTTCCATTCCCCGTCGGCAGCACCAGCGTGTTGGAGCCAGCCACTGCCGGAGCGTCGATCTCGGTGTAGCCCGAGGTGGAGCCGTTTAGTCTGAGTGTCATGGGGTCACCTCCAGGGCGGCTTTGATGTCTTCAGGGGTTGCCGCACCGTCAATGGCGCCTTGGATGGCGGCGTACTTATCGCGGATCTCTTGGCGGGCTTCCTCGGCTTTGACTGCATCAGCACCAGGGATTTGCAGGGCGATGATGTTGTCGTAAGGCTTGAACTCCTTAGCACGCTTGGCGCGGCGCATGGTGTGACCCAGTGCCTTGCACTTATCGAGATCGTGTTCGATGCAGCAGTCGCCCATCACCCACGCATTGCGGAAGGTGCGGTCGGAGGGGATGGCGTCGTCTTCCACAATGTCGTACAGCACACCGTGGGGAACGTCCTTTGCTGCGGTTTCTTCGATGCTCAGTTCACCCGTGGGATGGATGATGGCAACGCCGCCTTCTTGGTTTTGGTAGATGATTTTCATGGTGTTACCTCAGCGGAAGATGGCGACGCTCAAATAGTTTCCATCAGCAGCAGCACCACCGCCAGTAGACAGAAGACACCTAATACTTGAAGTTGTGTGGTATCCCGAATTATATGCAATTCCACCAAGTTGAGTCGCGGGATAAAATACAAGTCCGTTGGTTGCGGAAACTCCAGCAAAACCGCAAGTGATTGAATAATTCGCATCCGGCATTGCCGTCGTGAAGTTCACCGTATAGTCGCCCGTTCCGTTATCCGTAATGCTGCTCACATTGCCGCTAGCGCGAATAGCAACTGTGCCGGTGCCGTTGAAATTCACCCACGCCCGTGCTGCATAAATCGGAGCAGAACCCGACTGTGCGCCATCAAGTTTGGCAGCAGTGATGTTGGCGTCAGCAACCTTGGCGGTGGTTACCGCACCAGCAGCAATGTCCGCNNGCAATGATCGAATCATCCGGCAACCCGCCTGCGCTGATGCCAGTAAGGGTTCCAGATCCGTTAATAGTAATAGGCATGATCAGTACCTCCTTAGACGATCACCCAGGTCGCCCCGGATGGAATGGTGACCGTGGCGCCATTGCTGATTGTGATGGGTCCGGCTGACATGGCGTTCTTGTTTGACGTCAGGGTATAGGAGGTGGTCACAGTCTGGCTGTTCTCATAAAACACATCATCCGTGCCGCCGCCAGTAGCACCGCCTGCAGTACCCCAACTCAGGTTGCCCGCTGCATCACTCTTAAGGGCATGGCCAGCAACCGTTGCATCAGTAGCAGGCAGGGTCCAGGTGACGTTGGCTGCAATGGTGGATGGCGCCTGAAAGGCAACCCAATTCCCGCCATGACCTGTTGCTTCCCCAAAGCGCAAATCAGCCTGGTTGTCCAAGGTGACATTGCCCGTGACCGTGCCGCCAGTCGACAGCAGGTACGACACCCAGGACAGGGTTGCGGAACCGTTGGTTGTTAGTGCCTGGTTGGCCGAGCCATCGGCAGCAGGCAGTGTCCAGGTGACGTCGGCTGCAATGTTGGCGGGGCCTTTGAAACCGACGCTGTTCAGACCATTAGCAGTGGCTTCCCAGAAGCTGATCTTGTTCTGGTCGGTGAGGTGAAGGGTGGCCTGCTGGAACAGGGACTTGTACAGATTGATTCCACTGGCTCCAAAGGTTCCAGCAGTGCTGCCATCGACAACGATGTCGGCCGAGCCAGTACCCGTGTCGGATACTGAAACCGACGTGTCGCCTTGGGAGATCTGGGAAGTATTGATCCCAGAGATGGCGGTGTCGACGTAGTCCTTGGTCGCTGCATCCTGAGCAGCAGTCGGGTTGGTGACGTTGATGATCTTGTTGGAGTTCAGGCTCAGCGTGTCGTTGATGACGACGTTGCCCGTTGAGCTGCTGATCTGCCGGTTTAGTACATCAAGGTCGCCACCCAGCTGAGGGGTCAGGTCGGATGCCAGGTCAAAGGCAATGGATCCACTGGGGATCGTGACAAAACCAGTCCGCTGGTCGACGGTCAGGGTTGAACCAACCTTGAACTTGCCGTTGTGGTCAGTGCTGGAGATCCAAACCTTGCCGTCATTCAGGTCAACGGTTTGGTTGGCTTCGACGGGAACACCACCGTTCTCGGGCAGGGCGCTGTAGTTAGTGCCAGCACCCACGTATTCCATGGTGTGGCCACTGGTCGAAATCATCGACCGCAGGAAGAAGTCAACCGTGTCGCCAGCCGTAATGGCAGCAACCAGGCCCAGGTTCACTGACTGGTTGGCAGGGTCAGGCCGACTGATAGTGACGGTCCAACCAGCGCCAGCAGCTGTCGCCGACAGGATCGGATAGGTATTGCCATTGACCTGTACCAGCATGTTCTCGGCAGGCCTGGTCGCATCACCGAACCAGGTGCCAGCGGCAGTCGGTGCATCAATGGTGAAAGTGATGGCATTGATGCTGGCGTTAGCCGAGGCAAGGGCAGAGAAGATGGCAGTGTTGGACTTGCCGTCAGCAATTAAGCCATAGCGGCCAAAGTCAGTGGTGCTGGCACTGAGGTTGGCCTGACCACCCTTGAGAGCTTTGACGTGGTAGTGGTTGAAGAAGCCATACGACGACGTCAGCTGGGCATAGCCGTTGTTGCAGACCAGGGTGCCCGGGCCATCCAGACAGATCTGGGTGAAGCTGTCGACCAGGAAGGACCGCAGCGGGGAAGCCACGTCAGGCAGTGAGCCATCAACGATGATGCCGCCGCCAGTCGGAGCAGAGGTCAGGTCGCCTGCAGTGCCGGGCAGGTTGTTGGGGTTGAAGCTGCTGTTGTTGATCGCAGAGTCTGCGATGTTGGTGCAGTTCTGGATGTACGGCGACTTGACGATGGTCGCCCCGGGATAGAAGCCAGCCACCCAACCCTGACTGGTCGGCAGGCCATAAGTGGCGCTGTTATCAATCGGGTGACCGCCGCGAGCACCAGAGGCCTTGAGGCCAGCAAAGGTGAAGTTGGCGATGTAGGTGCCGCTGTTGCACCGGAAGATGGTCGACGTCTCTGTCGCTGCTGTGGGATGAATGAAGCAGCTGCGGAGGGAATCACCAACGATGGACAGGTTGGCCACCGTGACGTCGATAGGCAGTGTCTCCTGGTAGACGCCAGGTGCCACCTTGATGATGTCCCCTGCATTGGCAGAAGCCACTGCACTCTTGATGGTCTTCTTCGGAGTGATGATCCGGTGGCCATCGTTGGCGTCATCACCGTTGGCGCCGTCTACATAGATGACGGTGGCCTGGATGCTGAAGGTGCCACCCGAGGTGATGCCAGTCCAGCTGCTGCCATTCCAGTAGCTGAGGGTTTTGTTGTTGTCGTTCTGCAGCCATTGCTTACCAACCTGCCAACCACCAGGAGGTGCCGATGGAGTGTTGAGCGCCACCACCATGGTGTGCCGGCTGTCATGAGCGGCAGTGGTTGCAATCTTGGTGTTGTCGCTGACCCACGTCTCAGTGGAATCAATGGTGTCAGTGGTGTTATCCCAGTAGTTGCTGTCGACGTAGGTCTTGTTGGCAGCATCCTGCGCATCAACCGGAGTGCCAAGGCCAGTGACCTTATTCCCGGCCATGGCCAGGTTGCCAGACATGGTGTCACCAGCCGAAGCAACGGTGGTGCTGTCGACGTAGGTCTTGGTGGTGGCGTCCTGAGCATCGGTCGGCGTGCCAAGGCCAGTGACCTTGTTGCCAGACATGGCCAGGTTGCCAGTCATGGTGTCGCCAGCTGAGGCGACCGTCGTCGTATCTACATAGGCTTTAGTCGCTGCATCCTGCGCGGACGTGGGGTTAGCGACGTTGGTGATGCGCTGGCCATTGGCCGTTGGCAAGCCAGTGGCGGGGTCAATAAAGACCGCCTGCTTGTTGTCATCATCCAGTTCCTGTTCTTTGTACAGGTGCTGGAGATTGCTGGTATCAAGGTCAGCCGCAACCAGGGTGGAGCCATCGGTGTAGTCCACCAATGGGGCCGTTAGTGGGGTGATGCGTCGTACTTCAACGCGGGCACCGTTGGCAGGAGCACTGGCCAGCTGCACCGTCGTGTCATTGACGTAGGTGTAGGCCGTGTCCACGTAGTTCACGTAGACCTTGATGTGCTCCTTGCGGATGTACGGGAAGGTCAGCGCGAACTGCGTCTGGCTGCCGTTACCGGTGTAAATGGCGTAGGAGTAGGGCATCAGCGGTTACCGGGAGTGATCGACCAGGACTGAACTCCTGCCTGTTCTGGTTGAGCAGTAGCCCCACCGTACCGGCGCAGGAAATCCTTTTCACCTTTGTCTGCCTTGAGCACTGCTTCCTCCTGGGTGATGAGTTGACCTTTGGGTGTCGTGGCCTTGTAGACCGTCTTGGCTAATTCCTTGTACCGCTGGATCTCTGCCTGCAGGGCAGCAGCACGAAGGCTGACGAAGCGGCTGGACGGACCCTCGATGGGCCAGGACTTGTACTGCTGTGATTCGATCAGCTCCGTCGCTGATTGCAGGAAGGTACGGTTGAACTCATCCTTCACGGTGGCAAAGATCAGCACGTAGTCCTCCAGCTCGCTGGGGGTCAGGCGCATCTCAGCACCAAAGTCAGCAGCACGAGGGCCGCTGAAGGTAGTGCCTTTGCCGTGCAGGCGAGCCATCTCCTCATGCACTGGGGTCATCGGCTGACGACCGACCTGCATGGCAGCCATCGGCGTGAATTGAATCAGCGCCTGCATCCATGGCATGTCAGCAGGGATCTGCTCAGCGCCAAGGATGCCGGTGGTCAGGATCGGAGCACCGGTGATGTAGTCCCTCCGGGCAGGCAGGCTGTTTGACCAGCCGGGCACTGCATTGCGTATTTCATCCAAGGTCTCTTGGAAGAAACCCATCAATCCACCGATGTCGCTGGGGTCGACGGAGCGGGTGACTGGATCCACTTCACGACGAGAGGCGCGCAGATTGGAGCTGTAGGGCACCATGCTTGCCGCAATGCGGGAGAAGTACCGAGACAAGGCATTGCGCTGGTTGGGGCCAGTCATCACCTTGCTGGGGTTGAAGGCTGCTTCGTAGATCTCGTTGAAGCCTTGGAAGTAACTCTTGCTCAGCACGCCACTGGTCGACATGCGAGCCAGGGTCAACACCAGCGAGCCACCCAAGCGGTTGCGATCCTCGGCCGACAGGCTGTTGGCAATGTCGGCGTAATCACCGATGGCACCAAAAATGGTGGTCAGCGGCTCAAAGGCACGCATGGAGATTGGCTCGATCCACCGACCCTCCTCCTCGCTCCAGAACTGGACGGAGTAGGGCATCCGCTTTTCGATGTCCGTCCATTTCTGCCTGGCAGCAGGATCAATGGGGCCACCGCCGTTGAAGCGGATGTAGCCCATGGCTGATGCCATGGTCGCCATGGCTAGGGCAGCAGAGCCGGTCGTGATCTCTCCCAGAGCACGATCCCTGGTAAAGGCATCCTCGCTAGTGATGTCCCGCCAGAAGGTGTCCACAAAGGCAGCGGCAGGCGTATTGCGTGCAGCCGACTTGATGATGTTGTTGGGCACCCGAATGAAGGGCTGGATGAACCGGAAAGCAGGGCCCACGTAACGAGCATTGGCCAGGGTTTCCATGGCCTCGCCGGGCATGGAGGCCAGCCTTCCGACAGGACCCTGCGTCATCCATTCAGCCACCCTGCTGACGGCCGTGCCTTCCTCGACGTACTGCTTGGCAAAGTCCTGCAGCTCCTGCTTCTCAAGGCCACGGGCCTGGCCAAGACGGACGCCCTCGGCGTAGGTGCGAGGTTCCAGGTCGGCCCAGATCTTGTCGGTGAAGTTCACGGAGTCCATGAACTTCTGGGCATGCGGGCTGTCCATGTGGACGTCGGCCAGGTTCTTGCCGTTGATCACGGCGTCCTTGACCGTTTCCTCGGTTCTGGCCGCGGCGTACTGCTGGGCCCACTTCCAGGCCTCAGGACTCATGTCCTTCATGCCGCGCTCAACGGCCAGCTCCATGCCACGGGGTAAGTGGCGGACGTGCTCATAGGCGTAGCCAGCCAGGGTGGAGTTAAAGGTGTCGATGGTCAGTGCCACGCGAGTGGCACCAGTGCCAAGGACGCGCCACAGGTGATTAGCCATCTGGCCAATGGGCTGCTTGGCGTACTCCTCGCCCATGTTCATGGTGTTGACCGTCCAGCCAGTCATGGCCTCCGGCCCCTGCAGCAGTTCACCCTGGGCCTCTTGCTTGGCAATGCGAGCCAGGTAGTCGACCGTGCTGGATTCCAGGTTGAACAGCGACTGGCCTGCCTTGAAGGCATGACCAGCAGTGCGGATGGCATTGGTCATGTTCATCCAGTACTGCTGGTACATCAGCATTGAGTACATCGCCCGCTTCGTCTCGCCCTTGATGGCGGCGCCGGCGGCCTGCTGCAGGGGCAGGCGAGCCAGGTTGAGCATGCCGTTCATCAGGTTGGTGACGACGGTCGTACCACCACTGATCAGGTTGTTGGTGCGCAGCATCAGCAGCGGGTTGGGCCCGGCAGTCCGCACCTCATCGAAGGCACGCCAGAACTTGGTGCGGGCCTGGCTGTCGGCGCCGATGGACACCAGCGACTGGGCCAGTGCATCTGCCGCGGCCTGCGCCTTGGGAGTGATCTCACCGCCGTTGATTGCCTGAGTCAGCTCAGGGTCGATCTTGTTGGTGAGGGTCTCCTCGATGGGCTTGGCCTGCTCAGCCTCCAGCTCCTGCTTGATCTGGGCATCGACGTCAATCTCTTGGCCGCCCTGGGCGCGGACAGGCGCCTCAGGGATCTTTGCATCACCGACGTTGCGGTTGGGCGGGATGTCGTAATCCCGGGGGATCTGCATCTCCAGGCCCAGCTGACCCCAGGGGCGAGTCACCTTCATCACGGCCTGGTGCGTAGCCCTGCTGGCCTCTGCGGCAGCCACCAGGCGAGCCAGTCGCTCAGACTCATTGAGGCCATCAAAGTTGGCGCTGTTCAGCCACAGAGCCGCCTCCTGAGAAGCCTCCACCTGCTTTTTGTCGGCATAGGCCATGGCCCGGTTGAGAGCACCTTGCTGGTACTCATCGAACCCTTGGGTCAGGGACTTGAGGCCAGCCATGATTGCCTCGCCGTCTTCGCCATGGCGGGCAAACCAGTCCTGGTTGAAACGACGGACCTCGTCGGGACTGAAGACAGGGAAACCGGATTCAGTGGGTCGGTCAGGCAGCACCTTAGACATGGCGTTCAAGCCATCGACCAGGTCTTCCCGCTTGGCGGTATAGACCGTCTTGCCAGACGGCGACTGCACCTTCTGGAAGCTGTTGGCGAGCAGATCTTCCATGGTGATCTCGCCGTTTAGCAGAGCCTCGCGGCTGACCTCCAGTTGCTTTGCGAAACGACGGACCCAGTCGTCACTGTTGCCGGGGCCAGCCGGTGGATCCACGGGCACGGGGCCTTCCGGTTCGGGCGGCGTGATCCGGCCGCGGCCAGCTGCCTGAGCTTCCTGGGCAAAGACGGATTCGCCGGGAGTGCGGCCTGCCACCTTGCCCTGGTACGCACGCTCAAAGACGTCGTCCCACGTCTGGAAGCCATTGCCCTGCGCCCAGTTCTTAGTGGCTTCCAAGAACTTCAGGAACTTGTCGAACAGCGCCTTGAGTCCAGCCGTCGCCTTGACGGGGATGCCGGCCCGACGGGACAGGTTGTAGACCGCCGCGGCCTCGGCAATGACTTCAAAGTCGTCTGCCGTCGACAGGTCCTCCCGGCCACCGCGAGCAGCAATCTTCTCCAGCTCGGGCCGCGCTGCACGCAGTACAGCGTTTTCCTCGGGGGTAAAGATCTTGTCGTTGAGATAGTGGACGGCTTCGTGGTAGCCGGTGCCGCGCAGTTGATGGGGCGTTCTGTCCGCAAGAGCAATGCGGATCAGGTTTAGAGCAGGGTCATATAGACCGACGGAAGTGATCTTTGAATCGGGCACGGAGTCGGGAATACCCCAGTCACGACGAAGGTTGGCAATTTCTTCAGGGCTCAGTTGGATGCGAGGTTCAAAGTTGATGCTTACCTCGGGCCCAGCAATGCGCTTGAGTTCAGCGCGTAGCCCATTGAGGACTTCGGCTTGGATAACGGTCGGCCGCTTCCACAGAGGAGTGGTGAAGTCAGCAATCGCATTACGCATTTCATTGGTAAGGCGTGCCACTTCTAGGCCTTCCGCTGCCTTGGCCTGCTCGCTTAGCTCTTGAAGGCGACGGATCAGGCGAGCGCCCTCGCCAACGGTGCCAAAGTCGGTTACGTCAACCCGGCCTCGGGCAGCGCTACCAAAACCCTGGTCGGGCAGCTCGATGACACCAGGCTGCGCATCCTTGGCCTGGGCCTTGATGGCAGCACGCACCTTGTCGCCATGGCTGGCGATCTCACGCAGGTCGTAACCAGCCCGCTCAATGGCGGCGCGGAACTTGGGTGCAGCCTTGGAAACAGTCTTGACGTCGTTGGCCAGGATGTAGGCAGCACGATCCAGGTCGCTGGCAAAGCGCAGCTGGAATTGCTTGGAGCCGTAGCTGTACCGAGGTGCTGCCTTCTGCAGTTCATCCGGCAGGCGGAAGGCAGCGCCGCTGGGCACGAATCGTGCTTCGCCTTGGGGAGGAGTAGCAACGCCACGCTTCTCTAGGCGTTTGCGTAGTTGATCAGCCAGCTCAGTATTGCCAGCCTTCTCTGCCAGGCTCAGACGAATCAGGTCAGGGTCGCCAGTGATTTGCGCTTGGATCTCAACGCGGCGCTCGGGAGGCAGGGTGGCCAGCGCCTTGTCCAGCACGGCTTTGACCTGTGCTGCCTGGTCGGGCGGAATGGCAACAGGCTGGACAGCAGGCGCAGCAGACTCAGGCGCAGCGGCAGCAGGTTGCTCCAGCGGCAGCCGCGGCCCCTTCACTTCGCTTTCAATGGCCTGGCGCAGGCGGTCAATGTTTTCGCCAACGACCGCTGCAGCAGTGCGGCGGCCCTTCACTTGGGCAGCCATCTCGTTGAGCAGGTCACGCACCGGGCCGGTGTAACCGGTCACCCGGTTGAACACATCCACAGCAGCAGCCGCCTGCTCACGAGCGGCCTGGCTGCCGGCGACGTCGATCACATTGCCAGCGGCTTCCAGGATTCCTTTGCGGCCAGGGCGTGCCGCAGAGGTCAGGGCGACCATCTCTTCCCGCAGGGCCTTGAAAGCTTCCGTGCGGACATCCAGCAGCTGGTTGAAATTGGAGGTCTTGAACATGTCCTCCATGCCAGGCAGCGTGCCACCAACAGGCGTGCTGGTCTGGGCAAACTTGGCCTCTTGCATGGCCTGCAGGATCTTCTCCGCCGACCATTTGCCCTTGCCTGCGGCAGTGGCGACGTCGCGGATGATGGCCTCATCCAGCGGCTCAGAGCCCAGGGCAATGGCCTTGGCCATGTCCAGCTTGCCGGTGACACCTTTGTCGAAGATGTCCTGCGGCAGGCGGCTCAGGGGGATGGCCTTTTCGGCAACAGGGCCACGCACGTTGATGTTGCGGCGCTGCAGCTCCTCGGCCCCCAGGCCCATGTCGCGCATGATCTTGGCCGCATCCCATGGGGTGCCCATGCCCTCGGCCATGTTCTCCATGGCGCCAATGGCCCGGGCTTGCTCAGCAGTGGGGGCTTCGATCTCCCAGGTCAGGATGTTCTGCCGACCAGAACGCTGGGCCAGGGCCAGGCGGTTGTGGCCATTGACCACGTACAGACGACCGTCGGCGGGGTCACGCCAGACGCTGATGATCTTTCCGAACAGCGGGTCGTACTGGGCTGCCTCTTTCAGCGAGCCAGAGACACCAGTCTTGGTAAGGCGACCGGCCTCCTTGAACTGGAATCGCTGGGGATCAGTGGCAATTTCAGCCACGGGAACTTCCCGCACTTGGGAATAAGAGGGCAGGGCAGT